CATCTGAACAGCAGTACATTGTAAATCAACTACGTGATCTGCAATCAAAAGCTGATAATCTTAAATTCCAGCTGGATCAACTTTCTGCTGCACAACGTATGTTTACTGACGCATTGATTAAATCAGTGGAAAATCCTGAAGGTGAAGCACCTGATGGACCATTGCAGGAAAAAGTTGTAAACTAAGGAAAATAAAAGATGACCATTGGAAAAACTAATGCAAGCCTTGGAGATATTCAATCAGAACTTGGTGGTTCAAATCCAATTTCTATGAGTGAATACTATGCAGGAGGAGGTATTACTCCTTCAGGTACACAGGGAACTGGTGGAGCTATTCCTACATCCGGACAAATTAATATGGGAAGGTTTAGACAAGTAGCCGGGTCATCTTTTTTTAATACTACTTTTACTGTTGATGGTGCAACAGCAGACAGATGGATGCATCATGATCGTTATGTTAGATGCCGAGCTGATTTAGATGGTAATCCACCAGACAGATATGATAATAGTGACACAGATAGAGTATATCAAACTGACGGTAGAAACGTTATACCAGAGTGGTCAAATAATAAAGTTCAAGAAATCTTTTTTGGATATCAAAACTTCACTAAGACAACAGACTCGGTTTATAGCATGGGTGGCAATTTTAACTCAGAGGAAAAAGCTGGTGTGATTGCTGCAAAACAATTCATAGTTCCGATGAACGCCAGTTATTGTATTGTTGAAGGATGGGGAGCCGGTGGTGGTGGCGGATATGGTTGGTATAATGCGTCTTCGAATGGTGGCGGTGGTGGATACTGCAGAAGTTATTTATATGTAGGTAGTCATATTAACGGTGGTGATGTTATTACGATTGCCACTGGTATTCCAGGTGCTGCAGGACCTTGGTTGACCAGTGGTTGTGGTGGTGGCGGAACTGCAGCTTTTGTACATGATCCCGATTATTTAACATACAGCCAGGCATATGGAACCGCTTATGAAACTCAACCAGGAGTAGTAGATTGGGGCGCGAATGATACAAATGGTACTATGTCTGGTAATAAGCGAGGTGCTCTTAACATAATTTCACAGACCATAAATAATGTATCAGGTGGCAGTCATAATAATCCAACAAACGGAGATAGAATAATATTCTGCGCTGGAGGTGGCGGAGGTGGCGGCGCTTCGAACTGGGGTTGGGGTGTAGGACATCACGGCGGTGGTGCAGGAGTTGATGGCACTGCCGGCCGGTCAGGAGTAAGTGCTAGTAATACTAGAGGAAACCAGTACTCACACGGGACAGGAGCTTTGCAAGCCAGTCAAAATAACTGGAGTGGGAGTTATAACGGAACCGAAAGCAATTGGACAGCAACTTCTGCTGATGATACTGACGACATGACCTCAGATGCATATCAATGGTGGAGGATATGTCATCCTATGATGGGATTATATCCAGATCATAATGAGAGTGGCTATCAAGCAATGCCTGCTTCTGGAGGTGGCGGTGCATGGGCATCTCTGCCAGGACACTTTGTTTACGTATCAAATCAAAGTTATGCGGGATCTAGAGGTGCAGGTGGTGGTTCAGTAGGAGTCTATAAAGGACAAAGTACAGCAGCTTATAACGGCAGTGGAACTAGTCCTGGAACTACTAGTGGATCATTAGTAAGTATTAGCTCAAATTACGCTTACGGTGGTTCTGCTGGTCAGTATTCATCAACAGCGAATAGTAATAGAAAATTTGGTAGTTCAGGTAAACCTGGATATGCTGCTATAAAATTTTATAGTTAATAGGGTAAAAAATGGCTTGGGATTATATAAGAGACTCTAATGGCATTCCATTTCATGGGCCTCAGATTGGTGTATTTTTTAATGATAGCTCAGAAGAAAACAGATTAACTAGATTTGGATTTTCACCTAGAGTTATTGATATAAAAGTTATCAATCAAGGTGAGATAGATACAATTTTAGAAGCTGTTGAAGGCATTGATACAAATGGAAATTACGTTAGAGTAGAATTGAATGTACCAGATGCTTGGGATTCTGGAACATTTCAATCGTTCGATAGTATGAAAACTAAACAAATGGCTAAATGGGCAAAAGCAAAACTAGATGAATCTTAGCGATTTTTTCCTTATAAATAGAGATAACATGTTTGTAAGGAAAATGAAATGGCCAATCCAACCTCAAGAGATACGTTAATAGATTATTGTAAACGTAGACTTGGTGAACCTGTAATTGAAATCAATGTAGATGTAGATCAGTTAGAGGACCGAGTTGACGAGGCATTACAATACTATCAGGAGTTTCATTCCGAAGCCACATTTAGAACATTCCTAAAGCATCAAATTACATCGGATGACATTACGAATGAATACGTTCCTATTTCATCCGATGTAATCAGTGTAACTAAAATGTTTGCTCTAACGAGTGGATCTATTAATAAAAATTTCTTTGACATTAAGTATCAAATGCATCTAAATGATATTGCAGATCTTCATTCATATATCGGAGATCTTGCTTATTACGAACAGATGCAGCAGTATCTTGCTTTACTAGATATGAAGTTGACAGGGACACCTCAGGTTGACTTTGTAAGAAATCAAAATAGACTTTATATTCATGGTGATTTTAATGATGGTGATCTTCTGGTAAATGACTATATTGTAGTTGAGGCGTACAGTATAGTAGATCCTTCAACGCACACAAAAATCTGGAATGATATGTGGTTAAAAGAATATACGACAGCACTTATCAAACAACAATGGGGTGCTAACCTTATTAAATTTGAGGGTATGCAATTGCCTGGTGGTGTTATGTTAAATGGCAGACAAATCTTTGATGACGCTACACAAGACATTGAAAGATTAAGAGAAAAGATTCGTACAGATCACGAGCTGCCAATCGATTTCTTTGTAGGATAATGTAATGGCCACAAATCATTATTTTTCAGATAAAGTACGCTCAGAGCAAAGTCTCTACGAAGATATCATAATTGAATCTTTAAAAATGTACGGTCAAGACGTATATTACATCCCAAGAGATATTGTAAATGAAGATAGAATATTTGGTGATGATGTTCCTTCACGTTTTAACTCTGCTTATAAAGTAGAAATGTATATTGAAAACGTAGAGGGTTTTGATGGAGATGGTGATCTTTTTACTAAGTTTGGCGTAGAGATACGCGATCAAGCTACATTCGTATTAGCTAGAAAAAGATGGTCACAAACCGTTTCCAGATATGATAACGAAATAACTTCAATTAGACCTGTTGAAGGCGACTTAATATATTTGCCATTATCAAATTCTTTATTTCAAATCATGCATGTAGAGCATGAGCAGCCCTTTTATCAATTAAGCAATTTGCCAACATATAAGTTGCGTTGTGAATTGTTTGAATATAATGATGAAGACCTTGACACAGGTATTGAGGCAATTGATGATATTGAAAAAGATTATGCATACACCTATTTACTCACATTAGATTCTGCTTCTTACGGGTACACAGTTGGAGAAATTATTACGCAAACATTCTCCTCAGGTGTTGTGATGCAAGGTGAGGTTGCAGCGTTTTCTGATTCAGATAACATAATGAAACTCATTCATATTGGCGCCGATGATGGTAACTATCACGAGTTTATAACTGGAAGTAAAGTGTTGTCTACTAGAAACTTGGGTAACTCCATATTGCCCAGATATTCTAATTCGTTAGTATTAAGCGTGAATGAAGATAACAAAATTGCTGAAAATGAGCAAAATGATGACTTTGAAACAACAGCCGATGGGTTCTTAGACTTTTCTGAGACTAATCCATTTGGTGACCCTAACGAGACATAGATATGTTTGGAAATTACTTCTATCATAAGAAAATAAGAAAAGCGGTTGCAGCTTTTGGTACAATGTTTAACAACATTTATGTGCTTAGGACTAATAGCTCAAATGAAGTTATTAGCCAAGTTAAAGTACCCTTATCATATGCACCTAAACAAAAGTATTTAGAAAGAATCAGAGAAAATCCTGATTTAGATACTGATACTAAAATAGCAATTAAACTGCCTCGTATGTCATTCGAAATTGTTAGTTTTACATATGACCAGTCTAGACAGCTTCAAAAGACAAATAACTTTTCTCAGGCAGGGTCTTCTAATTCTATAAGAAATAGGTTTTATAGCTTTGTTCCTTATAGTATTAATTTTCAATTAAGCATATATGCTAAATCACAGGACGATGCATTACAGATTGTTGAGCAAATTTTACCATATTTTAATCCTCAATATACATTGACTATGAAACCATTTAATGACTATCCACAAATTAAAGAAGATATTCCTATTACTGTTGTTGGTGTAAATTTTAGTGATGATTATGAAAGTCCTATGGAAGCCCGTAGAACAATTATTTACACATTAGATTTTGATATGAAAATTAATTTGTATGGACCAATCAGGTCCACTGGCGTTATTACAAAGTCTATTACAGACATTTATGATATGGAAACAGGATTGCAAGACTCTGATACGCAAATAGAAAGAATCACAACCGTGCCTAACCCACGTGACGCCAGCGCTGATTCAGACTTCGGTTTCACGGAATATATAGATACTACAGATCCGTTTACAGATAGTGCGTAAGATGAAAAAAGATGATGATAACACAGCAGAAAATGATTTTGAATATTCAAGACAAATTTACCACGATCTCTTAGCTAAAGGTTCA